AGAAATGTACAGAACCTTTCTCAAATGGAGTCTCATGTCCATTACTCCATAACATATTTATTAGGGAAGGTATTCTAGCTTTCTTATCTTCTGTAAGTTCTCTAGATGTACTTGTCCAAGCTGAGCAGGCTATAACCTCATCTGAGCCATAAAACCCAAGAAGTTCACATTTGTTTTTCATTATCTTTATATTAGTATTTTAAAGTGTTGTAACATCTTTCTTACTTCTTCTATTAATTCTTCAAGTGTTCCGTTATTCTCAATGACATAATCAAAAGCATAATCATCTAATTCATTTTCACTAGGATGAACAGGAATTCCATCAGGGAAAGAAACATTTGAATTATAAAAAGTTTGTGTTTCAAAATGCCTATTAACTCTAATACAAATACCTCCTCTATCCTTAATAGCTTGATACTCATTAGGAAATCTAAGATCTGTTATAATCCATCTACTAGGATTACGCTCACTCATCTTCTGAGGTTTCCAATCAGCAAATAGAGCATTAACCCACACATTAGGATGAAGATTATTTCTCATTGCTTCTGTACCTACTTTTTGAAGAAGTTCTCTTATTGTAATATTAACTTCTCTAGTTATGTCTGCATAATAATCAGCATATCTATCACAAGCATCTTTATTTGAGAATACTACTTCTTGTAAATTAGAGTTACGTGTTTTCCATAACCTCCATTCTTCACCAAGATTAGTCATTTTAAACTCTTGGTCTTCAAACTTCTCAATAGAAATGCCTGTAAGAATAGATGCTATTTGTTTTAATTTACCTGCAAACTTTTTGATCTGCCACCTATTATTTATATCTAATCCTCCAACTTCTAACCAATCATTATACTCATTTAAAATGGTACTATTAGTATCATATTTATTTTTAATAGTTTCAAATTCAATAAGAAAATCAATTATCTTACCAACCGTATCTTTACCACTACCCATCTTTCCTGAGATACCTATTAAGTTATTCATCTTTTAATTTTTCTATTTTATAAGTACTATAAGTAGTCTTAAATATACCTTCTTCATTTAAAGGTTCTGTAACTGTAGATGTATGTAAGTATTCCCACATTTTTCTACCTTTAATAAGAAATCTTTCTCCTACTGTAGGTTCTTTATCATAGAAACCTATTAAACTATATCCCTCATCAATACCATTAGGATGATTACCTTCAAAGGCATCATCTGATATTTTAGTTATTCTAACTCTCATATTTAAATACATTTGCTATGTTTGTACAACCTACTGGATTCATTGAATGAATATAAATAATAGGAAGTTTTATATGCTCTTCAGCATATGTTTCTTTTAAATATTTAGCACAATCTGTACCTGTCTTTTCTTGACATTCACCCATCAAGTATTTATTATATTCATCCTCCCCCTCATTCATTGTATAGTGATAATGCTCATCAGCTAAATCATGATCAAATGAGACATGAGAAATATTTCCCACATTCTCATCTACCACTCTCTTAAATTGATGAAAATCTCTAACAACTACCCAATCAGATTTAGTATATATAGGATTATCTTTACCTATTCTAGTGTGCATATATCTTGCACAATCTGTAGGCCATCTTACATCATCTAAAAATACTTTTATCATAACTTACCTCTCAATTCTTTTATTTTTTCTAAAGAAGGTAACTTTAAATAAGCAACTGTTTCTTGAGTTCTTAGTTTAATAGCTTCTTCAAAGTTTTGTTTTTTAACAGCTTCGTTTTTATCTTTAGTAAGAGAATGTGCTTCTAAGAAACTTATAAACAAATCTAATACTTCTTTAATTACCTCTTCTTTCATTTGATTAAATCTAAATTATAACTTTTTAAGTTCTTCTACTATCTTTTCATAATAAGCAATAGTAGTATCTAAATCTCTCCATCTTTTATTCCAAGTTTTAACTCTATACTCATCAGAGTTATTATCTTTTTCTACTACAACATTAATATCATCAATGTCATTAACTGGAAGATAGTATTTTTCTTTATCTGCTTTCATAATTTTTTTGTTTTAACATAACTAATAATGTGCACTTATGTATAAATTTAAATCACTATCTTGTATTTCAGTATCTATAGCATAATGTGGTACTTGTGTAGCAATAATATATTGATCTTTTAATTCCTCAGATGCATCAACAGATATCATAATGTTTGTGCTATATTCATTATCTTTTTTTACTATTCTATCTAACCAACCTGTGTTAGATTTAAAATATTTATCCTCAACTCTTTGAATCAATACTTTACTTTCTCTCGGTATATTATACCTCTCAATATAATCTAATAATTCTCCTACTGTTAATTCCATAATTTATTTGTTTTAAAACTTAAGTATAGTGTTTATTCTAATACCCTTTTATATTACACTAACCTGCTTATCTATAGGCTACCTCTTCCTATTAAAGTTTCCAATAATAGAGTCACTGTTCTTACCTAATACTACGAGTTTCTCAAGGGTACAGGTTACTTAAGTTTATTTCTTTATTTATTTTAAACTGTTGTATAATTCTTTCTTTCTATTTAGATAAATTGTTGAATCTTTATATAAAATATCTAATATGTTTTTAGCTTTTTTACCATTAATAGCTAATGAATAACTATTATTTGTTCTAGTTTTTAAACAAGTTATATATTTATATTTAATAGTATCTAAAGTAATAAAGTTTTTAAAATACTCTAATCCTTTTGTACACATTTCTAATGTTGAAAGAAATGATAAAGTTATACAATTTCCTTTTCTTATACTACCATCTCCATCTACATAACCTCTCCAAAAATCTCTTATAAATTCTTGATTAATAAGTTCTGTTTTTATATCTAAAGTTAAAGATTTTGTTGGAGTACATCCTAATTTAATTAAATCTTGACATATTTTTTCATTACAAATAACTATAGTTACTACTTCGCACAATTTATTGTTGCAATTAATAAATCTTTTGGTAATATTTACAGGTGTATTTATAAAAGCTTTAAATTTTTCAAGATGCTCTATATCTGAACCTTTTAAACTTATCTTTACTTGATTCATTTCTTTTGAAATACACCCATCTGCGGCAATAAAGCCTAACCAGTAAGCTTTTTCTTCTGAATTTATAGCTTCAAAGCAACTATAGTTTCTTTGTAATAATAAAGTTTCTTTTCTTTTTCTAACTTGTATATCTTTAGATTTTAAAAAATTGACAAATGTAGAATGTTGAAGATTATGTTTTTCTATAATAGTTTTTATTAAAAGGTTATTATTATAATCTTCTAGTGCATTTTCTAATAAAATACTTAATTCTTTTTTTGTTTTTCTTGACATATAATATTATACGATTAATATGTCAAATATAAGTAATTATTTTAGAAATTCCCAATCTGGCTCTACAAAAGAATTCATTTTTAATACTTTGTTATCGGAACTTCTTTTTAAAATATAAAATCCATTATTTTCTGTATAATAAGTTTCTATTCCTTTTTGTTTATAAGTTTCAATACTTTCTTCAGCTTCTTTTTTTGAGTAAGTTCCTTTACTCATATTGCTTGTATAAACTCTATCAATAAGCATCTCAGGATCTAAGCCATGAATCATAGCTGCTTGAGTAACTACGAAGTAGAGGTCACCTATTGCATCTGCTATTTCTACTAGATTAGGTTTATAAAATTTTTCTAAAGGATTATTACTAAATTTATCTGCATAATCATATAAAGCTACAGCTAATTCAGTAGTTTCTTCTCGAATTAACTTTAAAGCTAATGAAGATTCTTCTTCTGTTGTTGTTTGTGGAGTTGTTCTATTTGGTAATCCAAATGTTTCTCTCCAATGTTTAATTTTATTTATTCCAGTCATTTTTTAATCTGTTTTCTAATTCATAAATAAATATTAAGTGTAAAGCTATCCATTGCTTACTAATCATTTCACCTTCAATCTTTTCAGTAAAGTATCTAAGTATACCTGCAATATGAGAACTACTTAAATCTTTAAGAGGTTTATAGATAGTCTTAGGAAGTCTATTCTCAAACTCATCATAGTTTTGACCCCATATAAACTTTTCTCTTATCTCAGGCATTAAGTCATAAATATCAGATTCTTTAAGTTTTCCTTGACATCTAGTATAATCAAAGCCACCATCTATGAATATGTATTCCTGTTCTTCATCAATATCCTCTTTAAAATCATGTCTGTAAAAAGAGAATAACTTACCATTTTTATTTTCTACATATCTTATTTTCATAATTACCCTTCACAAAATACACATTCCTCAAAAGTACTACCCTTCATATCTCTGGAAAGTATACTCTCTGTTCTTACATAGTACAAGGATTTTAATCCTTCTTCCCAAGCTGTATAATGTACTTTATTAAACCACTTAGGTTCTACATCTGCAGGAAAAAATAGATTTAAGGATATACCTTGATCTACATACTTCTGCCATATAGCAGCTTGTTTAACTAACTCTAATTGATTAATCTCATAAGCAGTTAAGAATACTTCTTTTTCTTCATCAGTTAGGAACTCACACCATTGACAAGAACCTTTATGTTCTACTGCTAACTTATTCCAAAACTCAAATGTATTATTTTCTGAGTATTTTTTAGATATAAGCTTTTCAAAGTTACTATTTCTTCTAATAAAAGTACCTTTAGCTGATTGTTGAGTCCAAGCATTAGCTACAATAGGTTCTAATCCTTGAGATACACCACTACTAACTAAGGAATTAGTTGTAGTAGGAGCTATAGCAAATAAAGCTAAGTTTCTATTCTCATCACACCACTCAGGTTTACCTAAGAGAGCACCATACTTCTTATTATAAGCTTCTCCTTGTTCTTTCATCCAAGATCCTATCTTGTAAGATAGTCCTCTTGTTTGCAGGGATACAAATGGAATTTTCTTCTTTTGAAGATAAGTATGCCAACCAAGTATTCCTAGTCCTAGTAATCTACTTTTCTCTGCAAATCTAACAGCATTCTCAAATCCAGGTTTACCTTTAGCTTGAGATATAAAGTAAGACATATTAGTATCTAAGAATAGTAGAGCTAACTCTACAAACTCAGGATCTTTCATTATCTCATCTATATATATCATGTTAATAGATGCCAGATCACAAACTACTGTATGAAGTTTATCATGAGGAGCCATAATCTCAGTACAAATATTTGTACCATCAATCTTAAGGTTTCTCTTAACCATATCTGCAGGTTTAAACTTATTAGCATTATGATAATACATAATATAAGGCTGTCCAGTCTTCATCCTAGCAGATAAGGTTTCTGCCCATAACTCTAAGTTTTCAGAGTTAGTCTTTAAGGACTCCATGAAGTAGTCATCAATAGTAAAACAGTGATTTAAGTTTAAACACTGTCTATTAACATCCCCTTTAGGCTGTCTCATCTTTAAGAACTCCTTAGCATCCTTATGTCTAATAGGTAGATTAATAGATGCAGCACCTCTTCTAACAGAACCTTGATTAGCTGCTATAATAGCACTATCATACACTTTTAAGAAAGGTATAACTCCCTCACTAAAACCTCCTACACTAATAGGTTCTCCTCTTCCTCTAATCTTATCTACTGTAATACCAACACCACCTCCCATCTTAGTAAGAAGAGCTAACTCATGAGCTTTTAAGTAGATATTATCTAAGCTATCTTCTACTCTCTCAATAAAACAAGAAATAGTAAATCCTCTGGTAGTACCAGTATTAGCTAATATTGGAGTAGCTGGACATAACCAACCTTTCCACATATACTCAAACCACTTATTAGCAATATAGTGTAATCTTCCTTGAGGAATTTGTTCAATATTAGTAGTTTGACCTAATGTCTTCTCTAAAGTATTAGCAATTCTCTCATACATCTCTTTAGGAGTTTCATTATCTAAGAGATGTTGTCTTTTAAGAGTCTTAAGACCTTCCTCCTTCATCCATTCAGGATAATCTATTCCTTCTTTCCAGTTATCTATCATAGTCTTAAAATAAATCTGCTCCTTTAAAAGTTACATCAGTATAATCACTAATTCTAACTGCAAAGAAATCACCAAACTTTTGTCCAGAAGACAACTCATCAAACCAGCTCATCTCTTGTAAGAGAGTAGGATCTACATAAAACTGAGGTTCATAACCTAATTCTTTAATTTTCATATTAATTCTATGAGTAATAAAGTTTTTAAGTTGTTCTTTAGTAAGAGTTCTAATAGAATCTTCAGCAAATAGTTGATCTATAAAAGCAAATTCTAAATCTCTAGTAGTTTTAGCTGCTTGATAAACATCTTGTTCTACCCATTCTCTAATATGAGGATCTTCTTTACATAAAGTATTAAAAAGATATATACCTCCAATAGAGTGTAAATTCTCATCTCTAATAGAGTAGTTAACTATCTGAGATACACCCTTAAGTAAGTCCTCTTTTTGAAAAGATAAAAGTACTGCAAAACTAGAGAATAGTACACATCCTTCTGCAAATGCTGAGAATACTGCTAAACTTCTAGCTAAATCAAATATATTAGTTTGATCAGGAGTTTGCATAAAGTAATCTAACTTATCCTTAGTCTTCTCATCATGCAAGAAAGCTTTAAAATCATCTAACCCAAGTTCCTCATTAATCATGGCATAATTATCCATGTGTATACTCTCAAAGTAAGAAAAAGCACTAGCCATCATAGCTACTTCTGGTTTAGGAAACCACTCAGATACTCCTCTCCAATAATCTCCTACTAAAATCTCCATTTGAGTAAATCCTTTTAAGATTCCTCCTATAACATTCTTTTCTCCCTGAGAGAGTATATTCCAATCTTGAATATCCTGAGAAAGTTTAATCTCATCTTTAGTCCAGTGAACTAATTGCTGTTTACGATAAAAATCATAAGCTTCTGGATATTCAAACGGCCTATAATAAGACCTATTATCTGTTAACATATTTTAACTTATTAAAGTTTCAAAATCTAAATTATGTTTTTCTAAGAGATCATTAAACTCTGTTCTAAGAACTTCTATACTAATATCAGGACTCTCAGAATATGAATCTTTATTTATTATAAACCTATTTAGATCCCATAAACATAAAGCCATATCTAAAGCCTTGATACATCTAAAATGAGCCTGAATATCATCAGGCTCATCAAGATTAAATTTCAATTCTGCTTGCATACTAAAACCACTTCTTAAACCAAGTGGTGAAGAATCCTGGAGTTTTAGTAGGTTCTACTTCCTCCTCTTCAGTTTCTACAACTTCCTCTTCTTCCATAGATTTCTCAAACTCCATTACTTTCTTCTTATATTCATCCAGATTAAAGTCTGAGCCTAAAGGAATTACTTGAGTATCTTCTGTAATCTCTGATTTTGAGGTAACTTGTTCTGCATTAAGTTCTTTAGCAGGTTGATTATACTTCTTTCTTCTACTATTATTCATGGTTTTCTTATTTTCTTCTTTAGGTTGCAAAGATAACCATTCTTCCTTAGAAATAAATTTCCCTTTAGAATTTCTGTAAATCATTTTACTGTGTATTTAGTGTTGTTCAGAATTAAAGAAGTTATATCTCTGTTATTGACTCTTCTAGGTCCTTTATTATCCAAGTCATACACAAGAGTATACCCAAATACTTTATCAGCTTCTAATGTGTAACCTTTCAGTACTCTCTCAACACCTTCTACAGTATTAAAGACTACTTCATAGATACTTTTAGAGTGTTGCATCTTGTACACAATATCCCCTAGAGTTTCCTCTAGTACTGCACTAAATGAGTTAGTGTTTCTAGAGTATTTAGCAAAAATACTAGAGTCTTCTATATAAAACTCATTACCATCTTTATCAATACACTTGAATACTTCTATACCTTCTATTTGTTGTTTACTAACAACTTTAAAGCATAAGGAGATTCTATTCCATCCTGATAGGCTTACATCTAAGTATGTCATAAATTTATAAGATTATTATTGTTAAATTCCTCCATAGTATAATTCCACTCACTATTTACCATATGCCACTTAATTCTGGATAACAAGTTCATATACTCAATAGTACCTCTATCTATTTGAGACTCAGATATTTTGTAGCAATGTCTTGTAAAGAACTGTGTATCCACTACTGGCATATAACAAGAGAAACTATACCCCTCAAATTGTGTAGAGATAGCATACTTATAGAATGCCATTTGCCTGTAATATCTCCAAAACTCAAAACTCTCTGGAAAGAATTGTGCTCTTTTAGAGGTAGTCTTTAAATCTATAAGTATAACATACTTTTCTTTATGATTTACAATAAGCCTATCAAGTCTAGATTTGCACTTAACATCTAATAATTCAAAGTATATTTCATACTCATTAAAGATCTCACAGTTATTCCACTCTTGGAATAGATACTTATTACAAGCAGCATGAGATTTTAGAGATGATACACAACCTTCTATAACATCCTTCTGCTCCTTAGTCATAAACTGCTTACCCTCATTTAACTCTAGCTCAGCTATATACTCATAAATAGTACTCTTCTTAAGGGTATTTAATAGAGTATCATCTTTATAATTATTATAGTAAGAAGCTAATCTTGCAGCTTTAAGGAGAACTTCATCTTGAGTCTCAACAAGATGTGAGTCCTTAATAGCAAAGTATTGTGTAACTACATTACACAAACTCTCATTAGGCTTAACTACCTCAGATACTACAAACTTACTTGGATCTTCTACATACAGGTGTAGCAGACTTCCGTTTTCCAGACTTGGGCTTGGAGTTAATTTCTGTATTTTCCCTTCCAGATACATCTGGAATAACTTTGGACTTCCTCCCTGCTCTGGGTTTATCAAGGACAGGGTGCTGTTGGCTATCTCCCTCCTCTCGTAATAATTGGTCTCCATATATATTTTTAATTTGTTCTAATATTTCCCTGCATTGCATTTGATTTCTAGGCATAAAGAACTTATGATCTGGAAACTTAAACTTAAACATCTTATGCTTAATTTTAGCTTTCTCTTCAAGGAGTCCCTTTGTCTCAATAACTATCTTCTTATCAGTTAGATAGAAATCAGATACATATTCCATTTTTCTAATAGTCTTATTCTGCCACTTAAAGGAAGGTTGTAACTCAAATGGTTCTTGCATCTTTAAATGCTCCAGCAAGTTATTACTTTCTAAAAGTTTATAGAAATAAAGCTCTAAACCACTATCAAAGGTTAAGTTGTTATACTTAACCTTTTTAGTGGCATAATACTTCTTACTCATATTTTTTCTTTATTTAACAAGCTTCAGCATGTGTATAAGGATACTTTTTTACATCAAGCACAGCTTTCTCCAATAATAACTTCTTAGTATACTCACTTAAGAGCTCTTCTTTAAAAGTTTTTCTATCAGAAATACTATCAAAGATATACTGTTTATTAAAGACAAAATAAACATCTTCACATTCATGTATAATTAACTCTGGAGTATAATCAGGATTTACTCTTTCAACACCACCTCCCATCTTTCTATAAAAAGAATCCACATGCATCTGGTACTTATTATAGAAATCCTTAGTTACATTTAAAGAGTATTTTGAGTAGTAACCAGTATTAGGACCTTTTTCTTTACAAAGAAGAAGTACCATTTTACCATCTAAATCATAAATAGTATCATAAAATACATAATAAGGAAATAGAGATTGTAAATATTTTTTATTGTGAGTTCTTTTAGAGCTATTATGCAATTTATAAAAACAATCTTCTATAGTATTTTGAGTTTTCCTAAGAGAGAATGGTTCCCAATTAAAAAGCCTTATATTCCAGCTATTACCAACTCTATATATCTTATCACAAGCATAATATACATTTACTAAGTTAATAAGTTCTTCTTTAGTTACTGCCATGTAAGTCCATTAAAAGTATGAAAGAAAGGTACTTCTCTAATCTCCTCACCAATATCTGCAAGATGCTTTTGATTAGCAAGATAATTACAGAATAGTGCTACAGCTTGAGTTGCTACCATAGCTGCATAATGCCCTGTTTGTTTATAACTACAAGGTAAATCTGGTATCTCATCATCTCTTCTTAGAGAATCAATATACATTTGAATATGTTCTTCCTTATGTACACAAAAGATTTGAAATTCCTCTGCTTGCAATCTGGTATCTATAAAGATTTTCTTATCAGGCATTTTACACCACTCTTCAAACATGAGTTTCCTAGCTTCCATATTGTCAAACATAGCAAAACAATAATCAGTTACCTCACTACCTTCCTCATATTTATCAAGATGACATATATAAGAATTAGAGTAAGCTATAATCATATCAGAAACTGCTTCAGCCTTAGGTTTACCCAAATCTGAGTACTTAAAGAATTGACAGTCTAAGTTTACATCTTCTACAGTATCCATCTCATAGCAATACAGCTGATGTCTAAGTCTGGATAAGAAGAAAGCTACATAAGCACCTACACCACCAAGTCCCCCTAGAATAATTTCTAGGGGTTTCTCTGTTACAAACGGTGCTGCTGAAAATCTACTAAATTCTAAACGATTATATCTCATTACTAATCATTTAAAACATAATTTCTCCACTCCTCATCAGTCATTCTAGAGATGTCTTTGTATGGAGCTTTTGTTCCCTTCTTACCAAAGGATACTTCCTCAACATCTTCTGCACTCTCAATTAAGGAATGTATAGCACTTAAACCATAAGTAATACTTTTTATAAAAGGATGGTGAGAGAAAGAAGACTCATAAGTAGTCATCAAAGCAAAGAGAGAATTCTTAATATCTCTAATTTTACCTTGATCTACATAGTCCATACAAATAGCTTCTACTTTATCAAGATATGTATCTACATCTACCTCAGTTAAGATATTAGTAAGTACTTCATTAAGAGTAGTAAACTCATAAAATAAAGTACCTAAAGAATACTTATTTAAAGCGAATTGAGGTTTAACATTCCCAAAAAGTATTTCTTGCTGAAAGTTATTCTTACCATAATTGTTATAAACTCTTACAGGTTCTTTAACTTTAGAAGCTTGAATCTTAGTAAATTCTTCCTCAAACTCACTAGTATCTGCACCAGAGATAGTTACAGGTAAAGAATATTCTACAATAAGTCTTGCTTCATTAACTTCTTTAGATGTATAATTACTATCCATACCTCTAACAGATACAGTATTAATCATCATATCAGTAGCTATCCTAGCATTAAAGTCTAACTTGTTATTAACAATAACAGATAAGTGAAAAGGAAAGTTACTTATATTATCATAAAGATGTTTATCATCTACTCCAGAAGGAGTTACACCCATAGTATGATGAGAGTGAATACTGAAGAACATTACAGGCCACTTATCCTCATTCTCCTCAAAATACTCAGCTAATGTTGTACCCCAGTCATACTCAGTATAACCAGCAGTACCTACATCTTTTAGTAGCAAATCTATTACATGTAGTTTAAGAGTATCATCATAGATATCTCCATCAACCTTCATGACACCTACTCCACTCCACTCTATATTAGAGCATTTGGAATTCAAATACTTGATTTTGTCCAACACTCTGTTCTCCAGAGTTATCGGGTTGCTTAGTTTTTTCTTTATAATCATCGTAGATTTTATTTATAAATGATGTATTTAAATGTTTTTTAATAAAAGCATTTAACAAACCATCAATATCACTGTAAAATACTCTTGTCCCTTTATATATTGCTGTAAGTTTTTTATTTTTAATACGGTTATTATTAAAACTTACATTTTTTTCAAGAGGCTCTATAATATCTGTTTTAACAGAAGTATCTTCACTAAATAATTGAAAATAATCAGTTTTAAGAGCATTAATATTAAATACTGGTTTAATATCTGTTGAAGATATAGATATATCTACATATTTATACATATTACTTAATAAGTCTTCACTACCAAAGACAATATCCTCAAATTCTTCTGTTGATATATAGCTACCTTGATTTAGTTTATCCAAACCATAATAGTGATCACCATGTTCTGTTTTTTGAGAAACAGTGTTGTATAAATTTATCCAAAATATATCAGCATCATTCTCATCAAAATTATCAAAATTATACTTTAAATTATTAAGAGACATGTTTAATGGAGACTGTCCTAAACAAAAAGTACTAAAATTTTGACTTAAATGAGGATGAGTAAATCTAGGATTATTAATATCAAAAGTAGTTCTAAAACCTCTAAAACCACCTTGAGAAGTTAAATAGAAATACATATCTCTAAGTTCAACAGGATTTCTATCACTATTAACCTCCTTTAGCATTATCTTAGGAAAGTAAAACCCTATATAATCTTCTGGAAATATAGTAAGTAATCCTATTTTACAAATACTCTCATCATATACCTCAGAAGCTTTAAGTTTCTTGTATACTTCTATAAGGTGTAATTTATCAAAATCTAAACTATTTTTATTAAAGTTATTTAAGTCCTTAAAATAGTTTGGATCTTTAAAATTAATTTTTTTATTTATATCATATTGAGAGAATGTATAACTATTGTACAACCTAAATTTATTAAACTGTTTATTATACTCCTCAACATCAACATCTAGATGAAATACAGGTCTAAGAGTTTGGGGCCTCCTAAGAAGCCCCTTAATCTCTCTAAACTTATTACTTCTGAGTTGCATATTTAACCTCAGCTAAAACTCTCTCATTGAATTGTGTAGCATTAGAAGTATTTCTAATACCTAGTGCATATTCTACCTCAAACAATCTTGCCTCAACATTAGCACAACAAGGATACTCTGCTCTACTTTGAATTGTTTGCAGAACATTCTCCAACTTAATTTTTAAAGTGTCTACACTATCATGAGTGTAGTTACCAATAATACCAATGATTTCTTCATCATCATTGTTTACAGCATCAAGTCTGTATTGCTTAAGAGAAGCTCTCAACTCATGATACTCAGCCATTGCAGCCTTCATATCTTTAGGAGAGATAAATACTTTAAGATTGCCTTCTGGAAGCACAGCATCAGCATGCTCCAAAGAATACAAAGCCTTACCAACAGTAACAGTTTTGTTACTGAAATCTACTGCAGGAAGAGCAGCTACAAGTTGTGAGAAGGTAGATACACCAGCTTCTACCTCAAATTGATTAACCTGTGAATTGTTTGTTGTTACAACAGTTACTTTACGCATAACTTTAAGTTTTATAAAATTGTATTTAATAGATCTTGTAAATATTCATGCCCCAAAATCTTATAGGCATCCGAGAAATCTTTAATCCCCATTTCTCTGTATTCTTTAGGGAATAATACTATTGGAATATTGTACTTATTTCTCATAAGTACTGCTGCTCTCTTTCCAGGAGCATCATTGTCTGCAAGATACAAACAATTATACTTATTTACAAGCCATGCTGGGGGGAGAACACTCTCCCCCTGCATAGCTATAGCTTGTATACCAAATAATGATAAACATACTACATCCTTCATACTCTTAGTAATAACTAAGAGCTTAGGATCTTTTATATACTCTAATCCTTGTATCCATCTACTATTAGAGATGAATCTATAACTATCTCTCTCAGGAAAGTATGCTTTCACAGAATTATCTGGAAAGATGTATACAAAACACATCTCTCCAGCTCTCACACAATTGCAAATTCTAGTATCGGTTCCTTCTTTGTTGTTGTTATTAACAAATAAATCCTTGCATGAGCGTATATTAAACTTCTGTAAAACCTCTAAGCTTACTCCATATTGATTCCAGTATTCTAATTCCTTGTTAGAGAACTCTTTAAAATTGAGTTTTATCTCTGCACTTTTTTTATTCTTATCCACAATGCTCAATCTTGCAATACTCTGTGTTTTATTATTTTTATTATTTAATAAATGATAAGAATCAGTACTTTTTAAAGTATTATAAATATCCAACAGTGCTTCTTGATAACTAAGTTTCTTTAGATACATAACAAAAGATATTGCGTCTCCACAAAACTCTCCTGGTCTGTTATCATAATAACGCAGTATGTTACCATAATATTGAAATGCACATGTTGGAGACTTATCTCTCCTCAAGGGACTTACAAAGTTTCCTTTGATTACTGGAATACCATAAGCTTCAAAGATACTTTCCTGTGAGAAAGTCTTGAAAATATAGTCCCTACTTAAATTAGAGACATACATTTATTTAAAATGGCAAATCATCTGCTCCTGTTGGAGCACTAGTAAACTCAGTTGTTACTTCAGGCTTAACAAGTGCATCAGTAGGAGTAACAGTTAGCTTCTCACTATTAGGAGCAGCAATGTAACCACTCTTTGCAAACTCTAGATATCCAGACTTACCATAGACAAGTTTAATATCAGCAGTCTTATCAGTACCTACTGCAGCTACAAAGTTCTTACAAAATTCATTGTAAGTTTTACCTTCTACAGTAACATCACCAATAACTGCAGTTAAGACAGTCTTAGTATCTCTGATGAAGCCCATCATCTCAAGAGCATTAGCTACTTCATCAGTCATGTCTACACCTTTCTGACCTTTAACACCATTAAACTCAAAGTTAAATGGACAAGCTCTGTTTTGCACATTACCAGCTTGTTTAGGTTCCCACATAATCTTCTTAATGTTAGTATCTACTACTCTAAGAGACAGGACAGGATCACCAGAACCATCTTTTCTAAGAGGTTCAAAAATAGCTTCTACAGGTACATTAACATTGATACCTGGTTTTACTGAAGCAGCAGGGGCTTTTACACTATTAGTATTAAACATATTTTGTTTTTAAAAATTAGAAATTAACTGAGTATTGAGTTTCTGCAATAGGACCTTCTGTATGAGGCTCTACTACTTCTTCCTCTACTTCTTCTTCTTGAGGAGTAATAGCTACAAATTTATAGAACTTACCAATCTCATTGTTCTCAAAGATTTCCAATTTAAATTGGTTCCCTTCAGCAATAAGATATTGATAAAGAGTAGGATTAGAGAAACTTTTACTCTTATTTTCTCCTCTAGCAGTCTTCTTATAGAACTGACCATTTGGAGATACAAGAAGCAGATAAGTATCATGACTCTTACCAAAGGTAAGTTCATTATTCTGCATATCATTTAGACTAAAGAATGTTGGAGAAAACTCAATTCTATCATTCTTAACACGAAGATCCCAGTTCTGTGTTTTCTTTGATCTTCTGGTGGTGGTTGCAATTACTTGAAACATAAATGTTTTTTGTTTTTAAAAATTATTTTTGATTGTATACTAAATCCCAATGGGTAATAAATTTTCCATCTACAAGCTCAGAGATAACTATCTCCTGATCCTTTAGATGAGTTGGCCTAGCACCACAGATAACATCATCTGTAGTCTTGAAGGACAATATATTCTTGTTATCCTCACCTCTGTATAGCAAACCAATTGCATCTACATCAGCAGAAACCATACTCTTAATTTTGCCAGTGAGATCTAACTCCTTGGCAGATACTTCTTTACCATTCCTCTCTATATTAGTAGTCTTTAAGTGACCTAATAGAATTACTCTATCTGAACACTTATAAATAGCATTCAATAGATTTGTCATAGCATCTCTTAGATACTTATAACCTGCACCATTAGGAAGGTCTAGCACATTATTACCTGTGAAAGTCTTACCCATAGGAGTTTGCTTATACAAAGTTAGTGCATATGGTAGTGCTAAATCTTCTAACTTAGTTAGAGTATCTATAGTTACATATTTATATGGTCTACCAGCAGCTATGATAGCTTTAATAGTATCCATTAATTCTTGCACAGAAGTAATTTTTACTTTTAGTGCATCATAGTAGTCTGTGCCATTCTCCAAATCTAAGATAAGATTATTTTCTAGTTCAGCAAGTAAACTTGTTTTACCAGTTTTAGGCTTGCTATAGATAATAAGCTTACCAGGATCTGTTAAGGTAGCTTTTGTTTTACTTTTTGGAAGTTCCATTAAAGTGAGTTATAAATTGTTTGCATTTCTTCAGATTTTGCTGGTGGTAGCTCTGTAAAACTACCTGCTTTAGGATTAGCTAGTAAACCAATAGCAATATTATCTCTACCAAGTCTATTCTTAATTACTTTTAACATAAGAAAGCTTTCTTTAAGCTTATTTACATCATAACCTAAGCATGTAGGCATATCCATCTTAAATGCTGACATAGTAGCAAGTACTACATCTGCATCTGCATATGGATTCCTAGATGACTTAAAATCAGTAATTTGTGGAGATATATCTACACCTTTAAATTTGGCTCTATCAATTGATGATACATTGTGTTAACTGCAATTTCTTTTTATTTAGATTATAGTTGCAGATCAGACTATACCATTATCTTATAAATTATAAGATACCCCTTGGTAGTCGTTACGAGCTTGCTTAATAAATTAAGCCTATCTCTCGGTATTGTCTATCTCTAGAGTTCCACCGATATTCAGGGTTTGCATAATACATCACTGTATTATGGGGCTATAAAACCATTTGCTATTTTTATAAATATTATCTTTTTTTAAACATCTAGTTATTTCATTTGAATTAATATTAAGAGATTTACCTGCTATTACAGCACTTTCCCAAGTATTAATAAGATTATTATTAAAATCATATTGATACAATTTTCTATGCCTTCCCATTCTTGTTTTAGGAGTTATAGTTTTTGGAAACTTTTGTAAATCTACATTAATTCTAATCCAATATAAATTTTTTGATGTTTTTCTTAAGTTGCTATTACAAGCATCATAAATTCTGGTATCTCTTTTTCCTAAATAAGTATAAACTTCCTTTATAGTTCTAAAAACTTTTTTTAGTTTACCTTCTTTAGTATAACATCCAAAATAAATCCTTTCTTTTATTACTGAAACTTCTTCTTTTTCAAAATCATCCCATTTATTAGACTCAACAACTGTTTTATTATACCCATATTTAGGGTTTAAACTTTGATATTTATTAATAAATAGTTGTTCTGCTTTTCTTAAGATTGAAATAGAAGTTTCTTTTAATATAGTAAAAGAAAAGTTTTCTTCACCATATTTTATAAAAGCTGCTTGTAGGTGCTTATTTATATGTCTACCACCTTTTAATGCACTTAAGTGTTTTCTAAATCGGTTTTCAATATTTTTTGAACTTCCGATATAAACTTTATTATTGATAATGTTCTTTATAATATAAATACCTGCCATATATTATTATACGACAGATAAACAAAGGTTTGTTTGATATTAACCCATCATTAAACTGAGATATAAAGATACAAGATACATTGAACATATTTCTAAGTTCTACCATATATTCTGATGCTTTATCTATAACTTCTTTATCAGAGAATCCTCTCTCTTTCTTAAGAAGTAGAAGATGGTCTAAGATAATTATATTATAAGCTTCAGGATTATTAGCAGTAAACTTATCAATCTTCTTCTTAGAATTACCTTCAGCATCTGTATATTCTACATAAGTAAATGTACCCTTAGATGAGAGATATTGCCACATCTCATTATAAATTCCAGTAGGATTAGTACTCTTAAATCTAAAATTTATCTTAGAGAATAAAGCATTTACTGTAGGTATCTCTTTCTTAACATAGTCTAACTCCAAAGGTGTTAGTCTGTTATCACCAAAACCCTTAATAACTTCTGGAGGAATAGTAACATTATACTTATTCTTAATGATCACGGAAAGCCAATTACATTTCTTGGATAACTCGTCAATCTCATAAGAGTAGTAAAATACATTGATTTCCAGTCCTTGGCTTTCTGCATCACTTATTGCATTTAATAGCATAAAGTCTGCAAGAGTAGTCTTATAAGTACCTGAAAGTCCGCCTAGTAAGGTGTATACCCCTCTTTGTAGACCATGTATTTCTTTGTTAATTCTTTTGAAGCCATTAGATAAGCCTTGAAACTTACCCTCAACACCGGCATATATTCTCTCTTCTAAAGTCATAGTGAGCTTACTTTTTCTACTTTCTCCTCAATACTTAACTTTTCCCAAAGCTTAGCTTTAATAAAGTTCTCTATCTTCATATTAATATTACCTTGGTTAGCTTTAATCTTAGCAATAACCTCATTATGAATATTAATATCTCTCTTAATATTCTTAGCATACAGGATAGACATTAAGTTTCTATCTGCAGAAGTAAGAAATGCTTGTCTGCCATCAATAATAGTAAAGGCAGGATATACCTCATATAGTTCATCTATATGCTTATCTACCTCAAAGAAGAGTTCCTTGGCAAGTTTCTCAGTAACCTCAAAGTAATCCAATTGGAATGTACTCTTAGTACTAGGAATAACTTGCTCAATAAGTCCTCTCTCAACTAAGGAGAGTACCATCTCAGCATTTATAGCCCTTCTACTTCTATTACCATTAACTAGGACATTATCCCTAACTCCATACTTAGAAGTTAAGGTTATCTTTTGTCCTATCAATTTATCAGTCATAGAAGTAGGTCTTACCTCATTCTCATTAGGTGTAAAGTTACTATACTTATACACCAAATCAAACCTCTTATTATAAATTAACAAGAGATATGTTAACTCCTCACCAGATACATCATATCTGACAAGAATATCAACCCATTTTTCTAAATCTAGCATGTCTTTTATTTATGTGTTTTTAATAAACCTCTTCCCCTCTATTCTATAAAAGACTCTATATAATTATTGCAGCTCTTGTTTCCTTCTGTTTACTTCTTAACCAACTTTCCTCTTGTGAGCCTCTTATTACTAGATTGTATAGATATGAGAGTTTATCTTTCTCATATCTTGTTACCCTGTATAGACGTTGTCTATGTTGGGTGCTGCTTGAAGTACTACTAGCTATAATACCAAGTGTAACCGAGCTATCATCAAATCCCTGATCTACACTTTTTGCACCTATTAGATACTGAACTTCCTTATTTAGAAATGCTGCCAAGTTATCTTTCTTTTTCTTGGTAGTAATCTTGGAGTGATAAAGTACACTATTGGGTAGAATAGTGTGAAGATAATCACAAAAAGAAGTACTCTCACTAAATATAATACACCTATCATCAGGATGTTCGGCAATAATAGTAAGTATTTCTTGGTATTTGTTGTAAGCATTGTAGATAATATCTTTTCTCTTCTTAAGCCATCTGTTAAACTGTACTGCATGCATAGCTGCTTTACTTGGATCTAAGAATCCTGGACTAGTTGGATGTAATCCTTGGTTTCTTCTATACAAATAAGCATCTCTACTAGCAGGAGTTAAGCATGCCATTACATCATCAAACCTATTATAGAATGTCTTAAAGTAAAACTCATACATCTTATTAGCATCAGCATATTGCTTAGCTTCTACTTCTGTAAAGTCTAACATCTTATTATACTCTATAACTGGTGCAACCCACTGGTTTTGTAAAGCTTCTTTCATAGAGATAGTACAGATTTCTGTAATACCTCTCTTAGATAAGGTTTCTATATGAGCCTCAGACATAGTGGCAGATAAGCCTAGAAAATATTTCCACTTGCTATTTAAGATAGCTTGATTAAAGACAACAGCTTCATCATTGCTATACATATGTATCTCATCCTGTATTAGGAACTCACATTCCATCTGAGTCTTAACATATGTATTAACAACAAAGACTGTTGCATTCTTTACTCCCCATTCACTCAAGATTTTAATCCACTGTTCTTGTAAGATTTGTCTAGGTACAATAACATGAATAATGGTATCTTCTGGTAGTGTCTTACAACACTTAATAGCAGTAATAGTTTTACCAAAACTACCTACTGCAGTAAGAAGACCTACTCTATTATTATCTTCCCAAGTTTTTACAATCTCAGCTTGTTTCTGATCTTTAGTTACTTTCATTTATAAGATTACTTATTTCATCTGGATCTGGAGGGAGTGGTAATTCATCCACTTCTATCTCTTGATATAAATCCATATACTTTTTAATGTTTCTAGCAAAAATTAATAATTCTTTAGGAGTAGCATTAGCTTTCATGCTATTAGCTAAAGTGCTAATAACAGCTATATTACCCTTAACATATCCTTTATTAGGATATATTCTATCAATGGATGGAGAGTATCTAGTACTACATACTAAGTAAGTTTTGAGTATAGGACATTTTTCAGGAATGTGTATATCTCTAACTTCAATACTAAATTCTAAACCTTTATCAATTGCTCTTTTCTTAGCATTTCTATAAAGGCTTTGCTTTAACTCATATAAGTGTTTATACTTACTATGGGCTAAAAGTCTAATATTCTTTTTTTTCACATATTAATATTTAATTCTAGTAACAAAGTTACTAATACTCTTGTATACAACTTAAGGAAGTTGTAACCCCTTTAACTCAGCTTCTTTCTGAGTAATGTAAGTAGTATTACTATTTAATAGAACAGCTATTCTATCAGCTTCCTGATATTGCTCATTCTCACTACCAAATTTTTCCATCTTACATATCAAGATATAGGTTTGAGAATCTTCTTTCTCAAAAGCACCTACACCAATAACTTGTCTTACATTATCAGATTTACCATCTGCATTACTATGTAAAATAGTACTTGTTTTAATTGCTTTATAATACATAATCTTTAAAATAAACTTATTTGCTTCTCATTAAAAGCATCTATCCATTCTCTAGCCTTCATCTCATAGTAAGAGTAATCTATATTATAATCTTTAAAGTCATCACATTTAAAAGATTTATTAAAGTATTTAACTTTCCAATCTTTAAACATTCTACCATTTCTAGCTGGAGCTTCTACTTGCTCAATAACTCCATTAGAGTATTTCTTCATAAGAAAACCATCATGGTTTTCTTTACAAATATAATATCTTACAGTCTTACTAAGCTTCTTTATATCCAGCTCTAAATAATTAACTTTATGTAACTCATAAGAAGATTGACCTCTCTCTATAGAATACTTAGCTCTTACTCCTGCACAAAAGTCAAAGATGTTTTTATGATTTCTAATAGTTTCTTCTACATTAATATTATGAACCCAATAATTATAAACAGAATAAGGTATAATACTATGAGATTTGTTTTTATGTAGTGGAATATCTTTGAACTCATACTTGCCTTTAGTTTTTGTTTTACCATTAGTGTATACAGCTATGTAATTATTAACATTTTCAATAATCATCTTTTGATAGGTCTCAAACTCTAATTCCAACTTAGTTAAGGATTCCCACTCTTTACAAACAGAGTTGTAAGCTTCCTCATACTCTCTTGGAATTCTAACCTCAAAGCCATCTGTATTCATCATAATAAGTTCTAAGTGTATCTTATTTGCTAGCATCTCTAAGAGCATAGTAAGAAGCAATTGACCATTAATACATATAGATAGAGTTACAGCTCTATCTTTAAGGAATGAGTATTGATCATTAGTTAAACCATAAGTAGCATTAAGTAGAATCTTAAGTATATAGTTTCTAGGGTCACTCTTTGGTATACTTCTTCTCTCATTAAAGAAACCCTCATACAATGGAAGAAATATTTCCTTAGGTATATGAGCAGGAGATAAAGAGTTCCTAATCATTAGATTTGGATAGAAACTTACTACATCTAAACTCTTAATAATATACTTCTCATCACTAACATATATCTTATTCTTAGGAGCAGCGTGGATACCACCTAAGGCATATACAATAGGTATACTATTTCTATAGTTTACTATCTTCTCAAATGTATCTTCACTCTCAAGAGATAAACTTTGAAAATGAGTTAGTACATCTTGAAAGATAGCAGTACTAAAGTTAATATAAGGAAAGATAATATCTTTAACATGTACTACATCTCTTACAGTTTGCATACTCTTTAAATCATTTAAAGGTATCTTCATTGCATTAGATAAGTATTTACCAAATAGTTTTTTAGACATATCAGGCTCAGTACTATTCATTACATCAACACCATCTCTGGCAGTAATGACTTTTCTTAACTCTATCTCATGTCTAAACTTATTATACAGTTCCTTAGTAGCCAACACATCATTCTTATTATAAGATAGTACCATCTCTTCCCAATTACTTCCTTCTCCTTGTGATGGCATATCTTCAATATTCTCAAAATCAAGCATAAACTCACACCATTTTAGACCTACTCTCTTAGCTTTAGTAGAGAGAGATAAAGCTCTAAATAAATCTAAATGTTTATCTCTTAATTGCCACTCAGGAACATCAGGTCTTCTATTCTCTCCAGATGTAATTAAGGTTGCATACCTTCTTATATCTGCTGCTGTACAGTTCTTATTTCTGTAAATATACTCTAATACTTGTGCATCAAAGTGTATGCTATTATAGCCTACTAATCCTGCTACTTCAGTTTTTAAAAACTTAAAGAAAGCATCTCTATCATCTCTACTATCAGAGATTACAAAAATTCTTTCCTCATCACTATCTCTATCTATGAAGGTTGCAGTAAAGATATTTAAAGTTTCTAAGTCCCATATCCATATTCTTTTATTTATCATCTTTTACATAATTCTGTAATCTTATCTTCTACTTCTTGAATTGCTTCTCTAGGAAGCCCTTCACAATAGAATCTACCATATCCAAACTTTTCCTTGATTTGAGAATAACTAAAGTTATGTGCATTTATAAATGATTGGAACTTATCATCTAACCATTCTACAAATTCAGGAATATTTACATCCAAACCATAGTGTCCTTCTTCTAAGAAGTCTTTATACTTCTCATTAAATTCATCACTTGTCATAGTTTTCTAACATTCTAATTCTATTCTTAATATATTGAATGTCTCTCCAATATCCAGGATCATCAGAGTAATCTGCATAAGGATCTAAGATAGATTGTAGATATGCAATTTCCTCATCAATAGATGCTTTCCAAACATCATAACTAATTCCTCTTTCACCTATAAAGGTAGTTGTCTCATCTTCTAAATTCCAATTTTCTGATGAAAGAAAGAATATTAAAGTAAAACAACCTATATACTTATTCATTCTAGGTGGTAGCAAATCAGCTACCACCTCTTCAATCTCTTTTAAAGATTTATATACCTTTTGCATCTAAATATTTCTTAATTTGTTCTATATCTTTAATAGATATTTCTACTCCACTATCTAATACAATAGCTTTTATACTTCTATTACCAGCTCCATCAGGAGATACTATTCTAGTAGTTTCTAAAACTTTTTTTAACATGGTTATATTAAGAATAGCACAACCATATTTAATAGTCTTTCCTACAATTTCACCTTCATAAGTATTAATAGTTGGTAATTTAATTTCTTCCTCATAAATAGGTTCAAACCAAAGATCTAATACTCCTACTTCTGTAAGTTTTTCTATGTAATAGCTGCTAGGCTTATTTTCCATTACTTCAGTAAAAGATTTACCTATTTCCCAATTTACACGTAAACCAATTATTTCTTGCGCAGCTTTTTTATATTCAGGTTTAATTAATTTATAACCAATTATTTTCTTTTCCATTGTTTCTTCTTTTAAAAAGTCTTTAACTGAGTATGATGGTAAATCTGTTTTATTTACTCCTCCCCAATAATAAGATTTACCTGAATTTATTTTATAAAATTTATTAACTCCAGATGTTATAAGATCTTCAGGAAAAGCATATTTAAGTACTTTATTTAAATCATTTAAAGAGCCATCATTTGTAACAGCTACTTTACCTTCTCTTAGTTCTTGTATTAATTTATTGTTCATAACTTTTATTTGTTTTTATAATCTCAATTAACTTCTCAAGACAAGCAAGTTCAGCTTCTTCGTATGTTTTGAAACCACTCAAACTCCACTTTTCAAAAAACCATATTCCATCTTTTATTTGTATTGAGTAGTATATTCCATACTTCTCACGAAACCATCTAAATGCTTGTGAGAATGTTGGTGCTTGTACAATATTTTCAGATGTTGACTTTTTAGATTTTTCTATTATCAACATCTTTTCATCGGCAAACCACCACCCAAAACAAGGTTCATCAAATCCAAGTTCTTTCAGTTCTAATGCTTGTTGGTATGGTACAAATTCTTTATTCATATTTCTTCTATTTGTAATATTTGATAATTATGTAAAATCTCTTGTAGGTATCTAAATAGATACCCATTAACTCTACTCATATCATTCATAATAAACATAAAGAATACATCCTTATTTATATGTAATACTGTAGACTCACCAATCCTAACTTCCTTACAATCAAAGAAGTTATCTTTAAACTTCTCTAATGAGGGTACTTGTAATATGTAAATCATTTTGTTATTAATTTGTAAAATAAAAAGGCTAGTATTTCTACTAGCCTTATAAATGAATATTTAAAGTTTAATTAATTAGCAATAAAGTATGGTGTCCATACTTTAGTAGTACCATACTTTACTTCCATCCTGTAACAAGAGTTAAGGATTGCAGGTTGTGGATTAAGTACTCTATCAACAAAACCAGTAGTTTTTTCAATTAGTGTTAGTGCTGTAAAAGTTCTACTACCACAAGCAGTAGGTGCTAAAGTAGCTGTATTACAATTACCAGTACTATTTCCATATCTACATAGATTAAGAGTAATAGTTGGATAAGAAATTGGTGTTAAACTTATATTAAACTTAACTCTCCACTTACCATCTGTACCCTTATAACATACTTGATTAGTAACTTGAAAGGGTTGTGCTACTGTACAACTTCTTGTTAATGAATCTGTTGGAGGTGTTACACAATTAGTTCCTGTTTGAGTAAATGTTCTTGTTTGTACTCCATTAGTGCAAGTTGTCCAAGCAGAGTATGTAGTTGTACAAGAAGTCTCAAAAGGAATAGTTGATTCCCAGATAGCTTTTCTCATTGTAGCTGCTGGATGAATACCAAATCCTTTACTTGGGTTTACATTACCATTAATATGACAATAACTCATAATTGTACCATTCCTATTTAGTTTAGTTATGCTATTACAAGTAGGTGAAGTTAATTCACAAGGCTCACAATTATTACAACTATCCAATCTACCAATTAGAGTATTGGTTCTAAGGTCTTTCCAACATCCCCAATGAGTATGTCTTGCTCCTAAATTATGCCCCATCTCATGAGCAAATACATAAAGAGGCCAGCTATATACTGTTGAAGATGAGGAGGTTTCCCATCCACCCATTCCTGAGTATGCAAATGGAACTGGTGTTATCATACCTGCATTTACATAAGCAATACCTCCAAAGTTTTTATTGTTTAAAAGGTGTTTGAATCTCCAAGGATTTTCTGATCTTCTTGTTGCAAATTCAATAAGAATTGTTTGAGATCCTTGTAGAGTAGCATATGGATCAATGGTAGTCCATATGAAAATCTCACCTAATTGAATTTGTACACCATCTCTAGCATAAAGTTCTTTTACAGCTCCAAAGATCATTGATACTTGAGAAACTGTATTAGTTCCCCATCTTACATATAGATCATTACATACTTCTATGTAAACCTTACATATCTTATTGATTGATTGTGAGTTATCATAAAAATCTGGTGGTGCTTGATTTGTCTCTGGAAGACTCTTATTAAAGGTATTAGTAACTTCTACTTCATCAGTATTTCCTCCTTGTAATTTACTAATACTATCTTTAACTACTCCAGTTTCTGTTATATTCCAGTTATCACTTTCACTGTGTAAATATCCAATCCAACCTTGTTCTGTTTTAGTAATAACACTAAACCCTTCAGTAGATTTATATTGTACAACATTTTGTTTAGTTTTTTTACCATCTGAGGTAGTTACAATAAAATCTGGTGTAGTAACTTTCTTATACATAATGACTTTACCACTTGGATCAGTACTTGCAAATGAAGTTGGTAAAGTTGTTAAAGTTTTTGATTTTGTAGCACCAAAAGTTTGCCATACATCAATGTAATTTTGACTGTAACTATTAAATGCAATTGCAAATAATAGAAAGCTTAATAATTTTTTCATAATTTATATTTATTTTTATACAAATATACGAATAAAAATTACAGGGGAAATAATCCCCTGTAATTCATAATACTTACTACTTAAGAATAGTAAGCAAAGCTTCAAACTCTGCTTTTTGTCCTTCAAGCTGTGTTACAGTTTGTTGTGCTCCTTGCAAATTCAACTCTTCTGAGTATACTGTTTTAGAAGCTCCATTAATACCATCTACCCAAGCTGCAAAATTACTAGCTGTTGAGTATTTAGTATTGTTGAGAGCTTCCTTAGCTCTTGCAACTGCTTTCTCAAGTCTAGTTACATTATTCTTAGCTCTGTGAATTTCTGCTGTAAGTGCAGAGATTTGCTCTTCACAATCAATTGTAGCATCTTCTACAAATCTTTCAACACTTTCTTGTTGAATTTGTTTTTCACTCTTGTTTAATTTACCAAGAACTACAGTAATGAATGAATTTTTTGTTGTTGCTGTCATAACTTTGTTTTTTAAAAGATTTTTTTAATTTGTTTTAACTTTAATACTGAGAATAATACTTCTTTTTTACCTTCAACTTTACTTGGAGGTACATAAATACTAATAACTTTCTTTTCTAAAGGATTTCCTTTCTTCTCCTCCTTATCTCTTACTTCAGGATAAGTAACTGGTTCTTCATTAATAGTAAAGGTTTCAAGAATTTCAAAATACTCTGCAGGAATATTAGCATAATATCTATTACTTTCTGGACATACATGGCCTTTTTTATTTAAAACTCTTAATTCATAATCTCCTCCTTTTTCAGAATAACACCAAGTAATACTTCCAGCAGGAATAATATCTGGTAAACTACCCCATTCATGCTTTAATTTAATATCCTTAACTACTCTAGCAGTAAAGTAAGAAATATTTTTTGGAAATGGTAGACACTTATAAGTATTCATAAACTGTTTATCATAAGCTTCCTTAGTAGATGGTTTGAAATGAGATTTTCCCAAAGATGATTCTATATAAATTCCAGGTTTAGAAGTATTAGATAAAATTTTACCATTTTCAACTTTATAGATTTTACCTTTAGTATTATCCCAAGCTTTATGAAAATCATCTTGAATACATTCTACATACTCAGGAATAACATCTACTTTAATCTTATCTACATGACCATCAGGTAAATACTTTTGAATTTCTGATACATCTACTAAGATAGCATCAATAGTATTACACGCACCTCCCCAATTATTATATTTTTTACCACCAATAAATTCGTTACACCAATGAGGTTTTGAATATTTAACAATATAATTACTAGTCTTTGGTAATCTATACCATTTACCTACCTCATATTTAGGAGTTTCCACAGGTTTTTCTTTTTTCTTAACTAAACGAACAGCATCTGAGTAAACACCAAAAGAATTTTTACCACCAAAATAAATATTATAACCTGTATATTTATCTACTTCAGTAACAACAAATTCTAAATTTTCACTAAATCCTGCCCCTCCTGGAAAATCCCCTTTATTAAATTTAGATTTATTTTCAGATATACATTTAACTGTATCTCCTACTTCTATATCTAATATATTTTGATAATCTTCTATAACAGGAGGTGTAAAACCTTCAGGCATTAATTCCCAAGTAGTACCTATTTCTTCGACATTTGCACTCCAATCAGTAGTATTTTTTACACATTTAATATTGAAATTGGCACTTCCACTTTTAATTAAAAATAAATCTCCTTTTTTAGCTTTACCTATAGCTTGTGGCTCATTAACTAAAGCTTTAAGATATCTACCAACTAATGAGACAGGTTCTAAAGCTTCTTCTACTTTTTTCATATATGCAAAATTAATATTACTAGCTGGTAACCAAGCTCCTCCTTTTGTTAATGTACTTGATACACTAGAGTTGTCAACAGAAAAAACATAATAAGTTATACCTTTTTTTAGTACACAAGCATTAATATTGTCAGCAATAACTTGAAATGCATCTCCTACTTTCCAATCTACTTTATTAGTAATAAATAGTGCTAAATTCAGTAATGTATATAGTTTTTTATTAGTAGATTTATTAGTGGTATACCAGAAATTATTACTATCCCAAACTAAATAATTTTCACAAGTAGAGCATATTTCTATGTATTTTCTACCATTTTCTTCAAGGTATTTCTGTAAAGGATCAATATTTATACCTTCAACATCAATATAAATATTACCTTCTTTAGGAAATTCTGTTATCATACTTTTGTTATTAGATATTTAATAAACTCAATTCTTTGATTTAAGCCTTCTTCATCTCTTACCCACCAATATTCTTCATTTATAAAAGTATTACTTTCAGCAAACTGTCTATGTTTAGAGGATATTCCAAGTATGTAACCTTTAAAAGGTTTTTGTTTTTCAAAATGTTCTTTTAACTTTAGATATTCATCATAAGTAATATTATCAAGTGCTGCTAAAACTGTTATTACAGAACAAATACCTCTCCAGTATATTTCATCTATTTTATTATTTTCTAATGAAATTAATACTTCATTATATAACTCTTTTAATGATCTCTGTGTATTTACCATTATTTTACTTTTCTATAAAAATGTTCTTGAATGATTTCATATTCAGGTTTTTCAGGCTTGTTAGCTTCTGCTATTTTCTCTATCATCATAAATAAAAACAATAAAGCCATGAAAAAATTTAATATTCCACAAATTATTAATAATGTACTATTCCAATAACCTTTAAAGTTTTTGCGTTTTACTTCAAGTAATGCAACAGTACTATTACTAAAGTATACAGCAAATGCTACTAAAAATATTATTGTTGAAATTATTTTAAATGCTATCATATTTTATTTATTTTTAAATTGTTCAAACCATTTGTTAAATACTCCAATAAGTAAACCTTTTCTACCCATTGCATAAGCATCTTTTGCTATTGTTTCAACCTCTTCCTCACTATACATTCTTTCTTGTTGCCATTTAGCACCTTCAATAAATGCCTCTTGTTTATATGAATTATTTAACTCATCACGATTTGGCATAAACATCCTACCTGTATACTCAATAGGATATAAATCTTTAGCAGCTTCTTCTAATGTTTGTTGTGCCATGTTATTTGTTTTGGTTTATGTATTTCTTTAAGATATATTGCAATTTGGACATTCCATTTGTTAAACCTTCAATTATTGGAATTTGATTATCGTACATATCTAATCCATCAATGATGATTGATTCTGATTCAACACAGTCAAAACAAAATTCCATTCTTGTGTGCAAAACTCTTTTACAGCATTTACATTCTTGTGCCATGTTATTGTTTTTTAAATTGTTCAATTAATTCAACAAAATTATTCTCACCAGTCAGTTGAAAGTTTCTTCCTGTTTCAAATGCTAATTTCATATCTTCCTTATTGTATGATTTTGAAATTATATGTAGTGCAATATCTATTGCACGTTTAAATTTAGAAGATTTCCTCATTCCGCTTTGCATTTTCAATAATTCTATTGCTTCTTGTTGTGTCATTGTTTAACTTTTTTAAATGATTCAAACCATTGTATAGCAACATCTTTTTTCAAAAATGTTCTGTCATCAGAGAAGTTGATTAGTAATTTCAAAACTTCTTCATCACTATACTTATTCTTGTCTTGTGCTTGTTGCCACTTAGCACCATCAATAAATCCAGCAACTAAGTATCTTGATGTATTAAAAATGGGATTGTTTGTATTGTTTTCAAACTCCATTGATTGTTCTTCATAATGCTTTTCAGCTGCTTCTTCAAGTGTTTCTTGTTTAGCCATCATAGTAGAATTAAATATTCTTTCTTCTTTCTTTGCTGCCTCTGTGTAGGAATGGGGTTCTTGTTTAGGTTCTACTAATTCTCTTTTTCTATTCATACATCCATTTTCATCACAATAATTCATTGTGCATTTCTCATTTGGTGTTTCACAAAATGAATGTGGTTTAGGTTCTTCTTTTGGAATGGTTATTTTGTACCATCCATAACCATTTGATGTTTCAACTCCATAAGGAAATACATCTTTATCATATTTAACCTCAACCTCTTTACAACTTGGATTCTTAACAAACCATTCTAAAAACTCATCGTCAATACCTTGTACACCATCAGCAATCAAATCTTGGTCTGTTGTGAGGATGATTTTTTTATCTTCATAATAAGAATCTCCATTTTTTACTTTGTAAACTTCTTGTTGGTCAGTTACAGTATCAACTATCCCATTTAAAAAAGGTAAACACCAATCTCCTTCTTTAATTTTTTCATCACAAGTGATAAACAATTCTTTTCCTATTTTGTGTATGTTACTCATAATAAAATTCTGGTTCTCTATCATCTTCAGGTTCTTGCATAACTGCTTCACCATCTACAATCTTAAATTCAACCTCAGTTAATTTTGAAAATCTTTCCTTATCTAAAGTTTTTACAAACTCTAAATCTCTACTACACAGAGGATAGGATGAGTAGATATTACTTCCTATCCATATCTCTGCATAATATCTATCTTCTTCATGTATTACATTACCATAGTATGTCATAACTTTTAATTATTTAGAATGTAAATCAGAAGAAATTGTTGATAATCTTTCTTTACCAACAAAACCATATTGCCCTTTTCTATTGCCTTCTGTAAATTGAATTCTAACACTATTAGAGTTTTTTTTACTTTGAAACCCATCATATATTACAAACTCACTACCTCCCTTAAATCTCTTATAAATAACCTTCTCTCCTTTATTCATAAGTGTCTTGATAATATTGTTCTGATTGTTTTGTTGCTTCCATTTCCATTGAAGTTATAAGACCAATTAAATGTGCCTCTTTTATCTGTTGCTTTTCTATTTCTAATAATGAATTAGCTATTTCAATAGCAGTTAACAAACCTCCATTATGATATTTTTTAGAAAGAGATTCTAATCTTTCTATTAGTTCTTGCATTGCTGTTTGTTTCATAGTATTTTTTTAAATTAACAAATTGAACATCCCATTTTTCCTGGCCTATCAAGTCTTAATATTCCTTGCTTGCAATTAGGACATATATTCTTTCCATCATTAAATCTTATTTCATAGAAATAATCAACTCCTATAAAATCTTCTTCTATATTCATATATGTAAACTGCATAGCATCAGCTATTTGCTGCTTTTCTATTTCTTTGGCTTGTTCAAGATATGCTACTTTATCTATATTATATAAAGCTGTTCTTGGAATCATTCTTTCAAGTCTTTCATATAACCATTCTACTGCTGTTGGTATCATAATATTTTAACTGAGTCTATGTTAATCTTACCATAAGTTAAGAAATCTATTCTATTAGAAAATCTTTTATTCATAGTATCTTCTACTTTCCAACATCCTCTAAGATGTACAGGATAATGTACATATATCTCAGAGTTATAAGGATATTGTTTTAATAGATCTCTTGAGAGTGCTACTACTTTAAGTTCTCCTTTCTTAAGTTTTCTAAGATTAATTCTATATCCTGTTGCAGTAATGAGTGGGTTACCATCACACTGGCCTTGTACTGGATTATAGTATGTAGCCTTGAGTTTCTTGTAAGGAATTTCCTTAGTTTGAAGGCTATCTTTTTGAGTTTTTTGAGGTTTAGTATCTGCCTCATTTAAGAGAGTATTAAAGTATAAGAAAAATAACATTACAGCTGCTGCAGCACATAATAAGTTTACAACAATCTTAAACCAAGGTTGTTGATGTCTAAACAGGATATATAACTCTAATCCTGTAATAGTAAAGTTTAAGCCAGCTAAGGCTATTATTAATTTAAAGATTATAATCATACCACTTTTCTTTTAATTCTTGAGAGAGCTTTTTGTAGTCTTTAATAGATATTTGAAGCTCATTACAGATATCTTCTATTGATGTATCCTCACTCTTAAGTAAGAAAAACATGTATAATGGAGAACCCATTAAATATTCTTTGAAACTATTTAGATCTATACTATCATTAGAAGTTTCTTCTAATCTTTCTGGTATTGTATCTATATATTCTGGATGTTTCTTTCTAATATATTTATCAATATAGTGGTTTCTTGAGATATTATTTATCCAAGTTACTACTGCACTTTTTGTACTATCAAATAGATGTTGTTTAAGAGTAGCTTTAAGCAATACATCTTCTACAAAATCATCTAAATCTTCATCTTTAAGTTTAAACTTGTTTTTAGCAAATCTTTTAACTTCTTTTTTATACTTGTAAAATTCAAAATTCATTTGGCAAATATATAGAAAAATAAGTTAGGACAATATATCCTAACTTATTACCATTTTAAACACCAATTAATCAAAAAAAATCTTTATGTGGTTAATAAGAGAAAAGAAAATAGGAGAGAATATCCCTCCTATTTTACACTATTTATTTGTTCACAATTAACCAAAATAACATGTAGTCAAGATGAGATTCGAACTCATGATTATGCAACCTTTTCCTTAGTTGGATGTGATAGGCCACTTTCACATTACGCATTACTTGACTATTTGCTGTCTTTCCAGCTGTCAATAGTTCAGTATTTGCTTTTCAGCTAGTTGCCCACTATGGAGGCACTATAAGTAGTTCTATCTGGGTACGATCCAGAAACAATTCTTTAGAAGAGAATTATGATATCCAATTTCACCATAGAACCTTATAAATCTGTATTTTTAAAGAATACTGATTAGTATAAACTTAGTTTCTCAATGTAACTCAACTATAGATAGTATTAATTCTTCAACACTTTCCATAGTCTTATTAAGGACTGTTAAATCCCATTTCCATAGAACTTTAAACAAAGAAAGAATTACAATAGGTAAACAATACACATATATGAGTATTGCTACTATGAATTTAAATACCTCTTTCATATTAGTTATGTTTATTAACCCTAATTCTCTCTGCTTCTAACATTTCCTCAAGAGCTTGTTCTACAATCTCTATTGGAAATTTCTTAATGGCATTAATTACATTAGTATTAACATTTTCTTGTTTAGTAAGGATACCCCTACTAACAAGAACTTCATTGCAAACTTGCAATTTTTCTTGAAAAAGAGCAACAGATGCTCTTTTTTCCTCTAATCTCTTGTGAATTTCTGGCAAGATAATACTTGTCAGTTTCTTATTTGGCATTGTGGAGATAAGCTCCATTGAGCCATCTTTGTGCTTCCAGAGATGTTTCTCTGAGAATTGTACAGTACTTGAGTTATCTTTGATTTTCATGATACTAGAATTTTAACAGTTTTAGAAATGTTTGTAAATTTTAAATTATGCAATGGTCCTTTCATAAGAAAGGTTGTTTTATTACCAAATACAGTAGAACTATTAATTCTACCATTAAATGGTTTATAGTCTTTTTTTGGATAACTACTAAATGATAATTTAATACCACTTGTAGTAATTTTAAATCTGTAATAACATACAGATGGTAACCTCTTAAGTGCATGACTATTAAAATAGGCTTGTCCTTTAAAAGGTAAAAAGGTTAATGTAGATTCATTCTTAACAAATCTACTAGCTTTCCATTCTTCTATTAATTCCATAAATAAGATAAATTAAATAGGAGGAGATTTCTCTCCCCCTATAATGTAAATTAGTTACCTATTGCAACTGGATCTGCATCTACTACAGGTTGTTTTAAACTTTCAAGATTAATCTTTGCAAGTTCTCCTATAGAAGATTCTACAATCTCTTGACCTCTGCTTTTAAAGGCAGATTTAACAGTACTCTCATAAGAAGGAGAATCTGTATTACCAAATACTACAGTTTTGTAAGTATCTACAGTTCTAACTGTACCATCTGCAGAAGTAATGTTATATTCTTTAACATTTCTTTGCTCAATAGAACCTTCAAAGATACCACCAGCAGCTGGATTCTTTGGATTAAAGATTGGATCTGCCCAACCTAAATCCATTCTTTCCAAATAGTTATTCTCATAACAATTAACAGCAGTACTAATACACTGAGCAGTTGGTTTTTGTACAAGACCCCAAGGAGTCTCCATAAATCCTGCTTCTGTAAATGTAACAGTTTTATACTTACGAGTATTTTTGTCTGTTTTTACTGGTGATTCTGCTGTTTTGATAAGAAATTTTGACATGATTTTAATTGTTTTTTACTTGTTTTTTAACATTTTAATAAATATTGAAGTTGTTTTAAATATTGAATTTTAAAGAGCTTGTACCTCAAGTTGTGCATCTATTGCATCAGGATGAGGAATTCTAAACCTGTTAACTTTATATCCACCATAAGGTGGAGTTACATCTATTTCTTGGAGTATAAAATACTCCTCATGTGTTAATTTATTAACACCTACTCTAAGGACAGTATATTCCTGTCCTTCAACAAGCCAAGAGGAAGTTGGTACTTCCTCTGGCCTACAACTAGCATCTATACAAATAACTTTCATCATTTGATAGTCAGATAAGTATTCTCATCTTGCTTTCCAATGATTACTTTCAAAGACATACTATCCCATTCAGGAGAGTACTTCAAAATATCCTTTACTAACTCAAAGGATACTTGTTTTGTGTTTTTAATTTGTTTTTTTTTCATAATCTACCACCATTAATGTCAATAATACTTGCAAGTGTGTTGTAAATAATAGTTTCTTTGTTTTGTACAAAATGAGCTTCGTTTACAAGTTTTTGCACTTTGTGTGCAAATAGAAGTTTGTTTAAAGAAGATATAGCAATAGCAGCTTCATCTAAATTACTTGTAAAGTAATTAAAGTTGATTTTGCTAACACTATTTTTCATACTAATAGTATGTTTCATCTTCCAGAACTCATCATTAATGACTTGTTCTAAAATAATTGGACTGCTATTAATAGTTATATTAATAGCACAAACAGGATTACCATTAATTATAATGGTTTCTATTCCAAAGGTTCTTATTTTCATTTCTTTGGTATTTTAAAATAAAGTGTAAAGTTAGGAACTTTTAAATATGCTATTACTAACACAACAGGTCCTGATAATACAAAAATAGGATTTAAAATTTGTTTTAAAGTCTCATTAGTTGTAGTTAATCTTATATCTTCATTATATTGAAGATACCAGTGTTTAATATAACCATAATAAGCTCCCATAACTCCTAATACTCCCATTAGTAGCCATATGACAATAAAAATTGTTGTCATTTTACTTTCTCTTTTTGATAAATTGTTTGAATCATTTCATCAGTAAGATATAACCAGTTTGTAGCTGGATAGTGTCTACGCTGATATAATTGTTTGGTGTAAGATCCTAGACCTTTCCACCATTCTTGTGCAGTTTGTTTTTCTTTCATTTGATTTAATTGTAAATTATTAGCACCCTCTTATCTTAGTTATAAGAGTAGGGTCACGTAGCAATGGAGCGTGCTGCTATACCATGTTATCCGCTTTACTACTTGCTGAGAACTTCTCATAGTATATAGGGACATATCTCATACATTCCCATCTATGGATTATATTACTATAATCTTCTAATTAAAGTTGGTAGATTTCAACTTATATCTTGGTAAATCTTGTTTGATATAACCCTTCATAATCAGGGATGTCTTTCCAATTTTCCATATTGAATTGTTTTTAAAATTAAATATTCCACCCCATATTTCTATGGGGTAAATATTGAGAACTCATTTGTGTTGTGATAAGCAAATCTAGTTAACTTAATTTATCACTTTGACCTTACATTCCTTTCTCAAGGGAACAACACAATTTATGTTACCATAAATATCCAATTTTTAAAGTGGCTTTCGATGTTCAGTCCACTATCCTTAAAAAATCACTTGTCTATATCTAGTAGAATGCTCAACATGCTGTACTTTGCATCTTTACAATAAACACAACTGCTAGTACAGTTTAATAACTGGAATGTTAATTCGTTAATGTCCTTTTATATAGTTTTTATTTATAATTATTACTATATGTTCACATATAACACACTGTTAATTCAGTGCTACTGATTATTTGTTTATCTTCAAGCAAGTGATTTTTATATCTTAATCTTTTAGTTGTGCTAATGCACACAACCCTAAGAATCCTGTTATTATTACAAATGTTACCATATGTTTGTTGTTTAAAAGTTTAAAATAAACAATTA